ATCCTGCCCCCCCGTCTAGCACACTTTGCAAGACTTTGCAAGTGTTTTATTTTCACTAGCACACTTTACAAGAATATGCAAGCTTTTTTTAAAACTTTTAAAATTGGCAAGTGTTGAACTGGTTTACACGTTTGAAAAGTCACTTAAAAAGTATTATGTTTTTATACTTTTAAAGCGTGTCTATTTTTCAAGCTTAAAAAACTATTTTAAATTATTGGTAATTAGTGCTTGCGTTTAAACTCTTTCACCTGTAAAATTAACCCTAATGTTAATTAAATATATAGGAGTAAATAACATGAGTGATATAAAATATAGAGAGGAATGGCTTAATACAGTAGCCGAAGAGTTGGACAAGGTAGCGTTTAAACCTAACGGCTACAACTTGCCACCTGTTCAAATTTCCTGCAGTTGGGCACTAGGCAACAGAGCAAAGAACAAAACCACACTGGGGCAATGCTTCCCAACTAGCTGGAGCGATGGCAAGATTAATGAAATTGTAATAGTTCCAACTGTTCAAGATAGTTACGAGATAGCCGACACATTAGCCCACGAGTTAGCTCATGCGGTTGATGATTGCGTGAGTGGACACGGCAAAGGCTTTAAAAAGATTTGCCTTGCTGTTGGGTTAAATGGAACAACTAAGATGAGACAAGCCAAAGCAGGGGAAAAGTTAGGCGATATCATCAAGGCAATCATTAAAAAGGTGGGCGAATATCCACACGATAAAGTCAATATATCTGAGAAAAAGAAACAAACAACCAGAAACTTAAAGGTTGAATGCTCAGAATGTGGCTTCAGTTGGCGAGCATCTAACAGCATGATAATGCGAATGGAAAACCACACTTGTAATGGTTGTGGAGGTGATACGCTAGAAGTCAGTTAACTTTTCAAAGCTTCCCAAATTTAGCCCTCTTAACTGAGGGCTTTTTTTTGCCTCTGTATTTCTCACACGTTGAAAGCGTTTAAACATTACCAGTTAATAATTCAAGCTAATTAAAAGCGTTTTAAGGGCTTTTAGTCTCATCTGATACCATAGCATTAACCAGTTGCTGATTGTTCAGTAGAGAGCATTTAAAAAGCTGTGTATTTATACAGTAGTTTAGTTAAATAAACTTTTAAAAGCTATTGACTTCCATCTATAAAAATGTTAGGCGTTCAAATCCCTAGCACATTTTTATATAATAAGCAAGTAAATTAATTTATTTATTTTTATAATTAGCTATAAAAAAGCTTGCAATCTGTAAAATATAAGTTCATTATGATTGTATTATTTAAAATAAATTAAATATAAAAAAGAGGTTTAAACAATGCGAGTAGAAAACATGAGAAGTTCAAGAGGTAATAAGGTGGCTAACCAGTTTATTATAAATGATAACGGGGCTGAATATTTCCAAAGCTATAAAAGTATCATAGCTAAAAAATCACAGGGTAAAGTATATCTTGATGTATATTACTGGGATTATTCAACGACTACGGGAAAATATCGAAATGATTTTTTAGGTGAACACATAGCAGACACAAGAAAAAAGATTAAAAGCGGTGAGTATATATTAACAGACTTAAACGGGGAGGTTTAAACATGATGACACAAAAAGGATTGAAACTTTTAAAAGGTTTAATAGCTTATCATAGGGCAGAATTAAGATACTGGGATAGTCTAGATGAGCTTGACTATAATAAAACGGAGGCTTATAATAGTTTTTTATTGTTGGATGAATGGTTAAAAGTTTCAAAATATATAGAACAAGAAGATGATTTATTACTAATTCTAAATAGTTTAGATAATAATTTAGATAATTAAAAGGAGGTTTAAACATGACGACTAAAGATAAATTAACAGAGTATGAACTACTTAAAAGGCTTGACAATGAGTTTGAAGATGTAGATTTTAACGTACACGATAGCCCTACAAAAGGAACTGTAGCTGTTGTGTATTTCTATGAAGATAAATTAGAGGAGGTTTACGATGCCAATAACTAAAGAAATAATGAAGGCTTGGGCAGAAAACTATGAGGAAGCTATAGATACTTTAATGTGGGTAGCTAATGATGGATATGACCAAGATGATTTGGTTGAAGCAATAGAAACATATTTTGATGATTTTGATGAGCAACTGTCTGATGAGGGGGTGAATGATGAGTAGATTTAAAAAAGAATGGAAAATTTTTAGGCAGGATATTAAAAACCAAGCGGAAGAAAGCTTGTTATTTTGGATAAACTGGTATATACTAAAACCAACAGCACTAATACTATGTATTATTGTTATAATTATAATATAAATAAAGGAGCGTTTAAACAACATGATAAACACATACAGAGATAGCTATACACCAAAGAAATTATTCATACATTTCAATGTGTTAGGCTTTAAATTTAGAGTAAAAACTTACATTAGAGAACACTTAAAAAAATATAATATGTATACGGATAGACAAGGATTAGGATTAAATTTTTCTAAGTTGCATTTTAAAATATATCAGAATAAAAAGAGGAGCGTTTAAACAACATGAGTATATTACAGATAGGAGATAGAGTTTCTTGGAGTGGTGGTTTTGGTAGAGAACTAGAGAGAGATGTCACAGTACAAGGAATACAGGTTAATTATGTCAACGGAAGCAAAGAGGGGGTAGTGGTAGATGAGGTTGATTGGGATTATGTATCGGAGCGAAATCAAATCTTTGATTTAGACAACGGACACTGGGCATGGTCATTTCAAATAAGCGTACCTGTTGAGGGGGTGTGTGATGAGTGAAGCAAAGTTTTTAGTGTGTCAATATGATGCAGAACTAGAATTTGATTTAGAAAACTTAGGGATTGACTCAGAACAAATAGAAGATTACTATGTAAAGTATGGTAAACTCTATATCACTTTTAAGAACGGAGATTTTAGCTCTTATGATACGACTTACGATAGAGAGATAGACTGGAAGTGGTCAGAAAAAGAAACATTTTATGATGTAAATTATAGGGAGGTAATAGTAATATGAGCCATTATGTAAACGATACACACATGGATAGGATAGTAGATGAAGTGACAGATTTATGGGTGTTAAAAGAAAGAGAAGATTTATTAGACGATTGTATAGACTATGTAGCTGATAACTATATGTCATTTTCTGAAGAGCCTTACGGTGCTGATATACCTTTGTTAGTTATTAAGTTTCTATCTACAAAAGCACATGATGCTATCTCATCTACAGACCTTGATGTTATGGCTAAAGAAGATGAAGAGGCACTAAAGCAAGACAAAGAATATTGTGAGCATTGTGGAGAAACACTTGACAAATGCACAGGATATAAATGTTGGATACGATAAAACTAGGAGAAAGCGTATGAGTGATAAGATGCCGTGTAGAATTACTGATGACCCTTACTATGACTATAGTGATTGGTTAGAAGGAGAAGGAGTGTTTAAACAGCACGAAGAAGAAGACCCAGATGATGCTTACGAGAGGTGGGTGTCAGAACAATTAGATAAGGAGGAAGAGAAAGAGAATGATAATAGAAATTAAAGCCACAGATGTAGTTTATTTAACAACAAGTACAGGCAAGACTGTATACATTGATGACACCACAGACGAATTAATAATAGATGCTTGGGATAATATAGGACAACCTATTGAACCAATGATAATGTTTGTACCGGATTTTGAGATACCAGATTTAGAAATAAAGGACAAACCAAAATTAACCATAGTTAAAAAGGAGAAGGATGATGACGAATAAAATAAGCAGTGGTTTAATTAAAGAACTAACTGATGATTTGAATATGGTACAAGATGATATATACAATTTGTTAGACACTGAACCAGAGAAATGTGAGAGCCTACATAATAGTGGCTACATATTAGGTAGAGTTATAAGAGTATTGAATTCTCTTGACTCAAAAAACTAATGCCTTTTAAAATAAAACTAACAAATAGATTGACAAGAGATTACAAATAGTGTATAATCTTTTAAATATTTAAAACATACTATTAATAAATAATTTAATTAATTAATAATTTAAAATAATAATAAGAAGGAATAAAATGGAAAAAGATACAAATAAGGATGATGTTATAGAAAGAGATATAAATATAAATGATATTATAGATAACTACTATGAGAATACACCACTAATTGATACTAATGAAGAGAGTAGTGAGAAATATAAAGGACAAACTGAATGACAGAACACACTATGAAGGTCTTAAAAAGACAACAGGAGTTAGAAGAAGAAGCTTTAGATAAAACTGTTAGTTATATTGAGATTAGAAAAGGACAGATTCAGACAGGGTATAAGAGTGGGAGAGTGGTTACTTCTTTCACGGATAAAAGAAAGAAAGATAAGATTGAATATAGAGGTTCTGTTTCATGATAGATTATATAACACAGGAGTTAACTCTTGAGGAGTATAGAGAACTGGGTTTCTTTTTACGAGCACATGACTATGAGAAAATAGGTGTGATGGTGGAACACAAAGACGATACTTTTAAAGTTTCTATACATAAAGATTCTAACTTTAGATGGGCTACTTTTTATGATTACCTTAATGATGGTGTTCGCGGTGTGCTATATGAATAGCCCTCATTTATTTCCTAACGTATAGCACGTGAGAAATCATACAAGTTTCTGGTCTTGTACCAATAAAACCAGACTGAATTTAATAGGAAGAGGAAAGAAAAGAGTTGCATCTAAAAATTAGATGTGTTATAATACTAACACTTAGTACAAACCAATGGAGGAATATAATATGTATGAGTATATAGAAGGTAAGAGTATGTATGCGAAAGTCAGCACACCAAACACTATGTTTGAGCCGCATAAATACCAGATAACTGTGTTGACTGATATAGATACAGCTACTAGATTAGAGGGGCTAGGCTTGTCTCAAGTTAAAACCAAAGATGGTCAACTTAAGTACGAAGAGCCAGCGTTTTCTTTTAGTAGAAGAGCCACTAGACCAGATGGCACAGCTAACCAAGCACCTAGACTAATAGATAGTGATGGTTCTCCGTTAGATGTATCAGTAGGTAATGGGTCAGAGGTTAGGGTTAAGATTAAACCTTACACTGGCGGTTTCGGAACATTCGCAGAGCTTATGGCTGTGAAGGTTCTTAATCTAGTAGAGTATGCAGACGCAGACTCTGATAACGAGGAGTTTTAATATGATTATAACTATTAAAAATGACGATGGTGAGATTGCATATGATGTTAATAAAATCAATAGCGAAGAAGCCAAACGTGGAGCAACTGTAACTATTTCTAAAGTTGGTAACCTATCAACTATTATAGAAGCTCTACAGTTTGCGAGTGATGCTCACAGAGGTAACCTTGAGAACTTACTTAAGGAAGCTCCTGAAGCAGTAGTCACCAACGAAGACTCTGAAAGTGTAGAGGATGTTGAAGTAGTAGAAGAAGAAGAGTCAGTAGACAAATCTTAACTTAGTGAGGGCTAACATGGATAAAACATGGGATAAGGTACATCAACCCTGCCCACTTTGTAGTAGCAGTGATGCTGTTGGGGTCAATCAAGATGACTCAGCAAAGTGTTTTAGTTGTGGGGAATTTATGCCTAACTACACGGACGCATGTAAAGGAAAAACTATGGACTCAATAACACAAACTAAACAACCAGACGTTGTAGATGAGGGCATATTCGCAGCTCTCACAGACAGAAAAATAACTCAACCAACTGCCCTGAAGTATGGAGTAAAAGTAGCACACGACCTACAAGGTAACGTAGCTAAACATTTCTATCCTTACTACAATGGGCATGAGCTATCAGCGACAAAATGCCGGAGCGTAAAGAGCAAAGGCTTCTTTGTATCTGGAACGTACAACGACACTGGTTTGTTTGGACAACAACTCTTTAAAGGTGGGAAATATGTCACCATAACTGAAGGAGAATGTGATGCGATGGCAGCCTATGAGTTACTTGGTAGTAAGTGGGCTGTCGTATCCATTAAACGAGGAGCACAAGGAGCAGTACGAGATATAAAAGAAAGCCTTGAGTTCTTTGATGGGTTTGAGAACGTAATCATTGCATTTGATAATGACAAGGCAGGGAAAGAAGCAGCTATCAAAGTAGCGAGACTGTTTAAACCAAGCAAGGCTAAGATATTAACATTACCTAACGGTTATAAAGACCCTAACGATATGCTTAGAAACAACAAGCATAAAGAATTCGTTGAGGCTTGGTGGTCTTCTAAAATATATACGCCCTCCGGTGTGATAAATGTTTCAGAACAAAGAAAGAAGTTTCATAACAGAGAAAGAAAACAAAATGTTCCTTACCCTTATGCTGGACTTAATAAAAAATTATACGGGTTAAGAAGTGGGGAGCTTGTTACTCTTACAGGAGGCACAGGTCTTGGTAAGTCCAGCGTTACTAGAGAATTAGAACACTGGCTTATTAAACAAACTAAAGATAACGTAGGTATCATTGCTCTTGAAGAAGATTGGAGAAGAACCATTGATGGTATCTTATCTATTGAAGCTAACGCTAGGTTATACATAGACCAAGAAAGAGAGAAGTTTTCTAAAGATGAGCTTGATAGTATGTTTGATATACTTTATGATGGTGAGAATAAGAATAGAGTGTGGGTGCATTCTCATTTTGGTACTAACGATATAGATGATATCTTTACCAAACTACGTTTTATGATTATAGGATGTGATTGTAAATGGGTAGTGATAGACCATCTTCATATGTTAGTCAGCTCTGTGGCAGAAGGTGATGAGCGAAGAGCGATTGATATGATTATGACTAAGCTTAGAAGTTTGGTAGAAGAGACTGGTGTAGGAATTATTTTAGTTTCTCATCTTCGTAGAGTTGATGGTAACAAAGGACATGAGAATGGGATTGAGGTATCTCTTTCACACTTAAGAGGTTCAAATAGTATTGGACAATTATCAGATTGTGTGATAGCCTTAGAAAGAAACCAACAATCAGATGACCCTGAAGAAGCAAGAACGACTAAGATGAGGGTCTTAAAATCTAGGTACACAGGGGATGTAGGGCTGGCGTGTAGTGTTGTATATGACAACGACACTGGTAGGTTACAAGAACTGTTCAACACGGACATAGAGTTTGATGATGGTTTGGATGAGGCATTTTAAATTATGGATTTAGTATTTGACATAGAGACAGACGACTTACTCGCAACAAAAGTGTGGTGTGTAGTAGCCCAGAACGCAGACACTGGCGAGATATTTAAGTTTACTCCGGATAAGTTACAAGAAGGCTATGAGTTCTTAGCTACAGCAGATACTTTAATAGGACATAACATTATTGGTTTTGATATACCTATGATTCATAAGTTTAGTGATGTTGATTTATCTTCGATACCTGTTATAGACACGTTAGTTTTATCTCGACTCTTTAATCCCAGCCGAGAGGGAGGACACAGTTTAGAAACTTGGGGATACAAATTAGGCTATCCTAAAATAGAGTTCAGTGACTACCTTAATTATTCAAAAGACATGTTGGATTATTGTGTCAGAGATGTACAATTAAATACACAAGTGCTAAAAGAACTACGTCAAGAAAGCAAAGGATTTTCTAAACAGTGTATAGTTATTGAACAACGTGTAGCAGACATTATGAAACAACAAGAGACTAACGGATTTAAATTTGATAATAAACATTCAGCTTTATTATTAGCAGAACTAAGAGAACAGAAACAATTAATAGAAGATGAAGTTCACAACACATTCAAACCTAAATGGGTGGATGTTAAAACAGTAACACCTTTTATAAGAAAAGATGGTATCCTATCTAAACGTGGGCTAACTGACGATGAATACACACGCTGTTTAAACACATCTAACTTTAATCCTTTCATGCGTAAAACTTTACAAGAGTTTAACTTAGGTTCTAGGAAACAGATAGGAGAATACCTAATAGATTTTGGTTGGAAGCCAGATAGATTTACTCCAACTGGTCAGCCGATTGTAGATGAGAAAACTTTATCTACTATCACACACATACACGAAGCTAATTTGATTGCTCAATTTTTATTGTTACAAAAACGTATTGCCCAGATTGAATCTTGGGAAGCAGCAGTTAAAGAGGATGGTCGTGTGCACGGTTTTGTTATTCCTAACGGAGCTATAACCGGTAGGATGACACACAGAAATCCCAACATGGCACAAGTGCCTAGTTC